AATTTCATCTCCAAATGTTCTCTAACGCTTCTATTGCTCGCTTCATAGCATCAATATATATCTTATGTTGATAACGTTCTTCCTCATCCCAATGTTCATCATAATAGTTTTTTTCTTGATTGTATCTTTTCTTCCAATATTCAAGAGCCTGACAGCGTGACACTATTGTTCCATCTTCGTACATTATGCCATTTATTTTTCTGTGACAATGAGGACAATAATCGGGTGTTATAGGTGCAAAACCTGACTCTTCACCGCATTTAGAACAAACGAACCAATAAGAGTCAATGTTTTCTTTTTTTATCCAGTAAGCAATTTCAGCTTTATTACTCATTCATCTGCACCTCCGTCCATTTTTGCACGTCTCAATCCATTGGTTTTAATCATCCTTGTTATATCTTTTTATTTCCTCAATAGTTATATGGTCAATAGCATTGTACCAAAAAAGTATAACTCCAATAGCGATTAAAATTTCCATTTATCTTCATCCCCGTTTCTTTTAGGTTGTCAACTCAAAATGTCTCCATTTTTCAGCATTTTTATCTTGCTTTTTGAAATTTTCAAAATATTCTATAAATTCTTTACTATCTTTAAACCAAATAAGACTACCAAAAAAACGCGCATAAATTTCGCATCTAATTTCATCATCAAAATTTCCAATCATAATACTTAAATCTGGTCTATATCCTCTCGCATTATTATTATTTGGCACAAGAAACTTTATATTAACTTGTGCACTATAAAAATCCATAGTGCCTCCATAATATCTAATATCTTTCCAAAATCCCGTTTCTCTCATTAAATCTGCTAATCTTCTTGCATAGATAAGATTTTCACAAAAAAATATTATCTTTAAAGGTTTATCTGAAAATAATATCTTATAAAGTAATGCATTATTAATATGACATTCGTCTGGCTTTGGTGAATTATATTCTTCACTATATAACATTATTATTATCCTCCTTTATCCTTTTTGTAAACTTAATCTTTTTGCTGTCATTCTTATTGGATAACTTTCTCCCTCTATATGATATTTCTTTCCTGAATTTATTTGTCCGATTAATTTTCTATCACAATTAAACTATTTTGCTATTTCCGTTTGAGATAAATTAGTATTTCTTAATAATTTAATAATTTCCTTTACTTCTTTTGAATTAAACTTACAGAAATTCTAATTCTTTTTTCTTAAAGGATAGATAAGCTTCTCATCATAATAAGGCGAATGACCTAGATTAATATTTTCTATTGTATTTACATGCACACAATAAAACATTGCTAATTCTTCCATAGTTACTTTAATATCATTCTTTAATATGTTTTTAATTTCATTAACTTCTTCTTCAGTTAAAACATAAGAATGATATATTTTTTTCTTTCTAAGAGGATAATCTAATTCCTTATTAAAATATCTTTTTCCCTAATTTATCTCTGAAAGAGAAGTAATATCCATATTATACATTAAACTTAATTCTTTTAAAGTATAATTTGAATTTATAATATCTCTCTATAAATCTTTAATTTCTTCTGTTATGACCCTATTAAATCCTTCTCCACCAATAGAAATATTATATCCCTTATCCCTATTAGTTGTATCATAAAATTGAATATAATACTTCTCTCTTTCATTCATTAATTCTTTATTATCAGGAGAAATCTCTTCCAATAAAATAAATTCTTTTACTTTACCGTATTTCTTAATTGCATTATTAATTACTAACTATTTTTCCTCACAATTATGTTCTCTAATTCTTCTTATTATATTATTACTCTAACCAATATAACTTTTACCATTAGGGAAATCTATCTTATAAATTCCAGAATAGTTCTTCTTCTAATTATAAATAGATATTTTCATTTATTGCCTCCTGTACTGTTATATCCCCACTCATTGCTCTTAAAAAACTCAATATAATATTTTTCTTTTTCGTTTAACTCCTCTGGAGTACAATAAGATAAAACCTCAAAAGTAAAGTTCTCTGGTCCGACTTCCCATAATTCTTCATAAAATTTATTTCTACTTGATGCTTCTGCTTTCAATCCTTTTCTTACATGACTTCTCCAACGTTCCTAAAATCCAGCACGAGTTTGCCCAATATAACATTTCCCATTTTCTCTATTAGTAATTTTATAAATTCCAATAGGTTTTTCATCTTTACTAATAACTCTTCCACACATATTACTAAACTAAGTTTTATAATAATTCTCCCAGATTAATTTATAAAGAACAGTAGGAGAATTTAGACTATCAGCGATTCCTCTTAATTTTTTTATATCCTCTTCATCTTTACTGCTAATCTAAATTCTATAAAAATCTTCCTAATTTTTTCTTTCTTCTTGTTCTTTAAACTACTTAATCAATTCATTCTATTTATCCTCATAAATTTTTAACTCTTCCTTAACCTTTGTTTTCTGATTTTCTATATTTGTTAAAAAATTTTCCAATTCCTATTTCAAAGACTCAATTTTCTAAGAGTAAAAAATTTCTTTCTCTTTTATCTTTTCAATGTAAATTCTATCCTCAGATATGATTTTATCCTAATGTTCCTTTAATAAAATTTCTCTTTCTCCGTCTAATTTTTTCTTATATTCACAGTACTCGTTATCTAAATTTTCAAATTCTTGGTAAATTTTTTCCTATTTTTGCTAGATTTGTATATTATAGTCTTCTAATTGCTTGTTAAGTTCTTGTTTTTTTGACTCAAATTCTTGATATAATTGACTATCAAACCTTGACTTTTTTTCCTAGAGTTCCTAAAAAACCTCTGATTTCTTATTCTAAAATTTTAATTCTAAGTCTTTATTATTTTTATTATAAGAAATATAAAAACACATACCAGCTGCAACTAGAGCTAGGAGAGCTGCGATTGCAAGAATCATTTATCCATCACCTCACGCTTTGGCTTTCTGCCGCAAGAATTTTTCTCGTCACAGAATCCTGTCCATTCACACTTGCTTCTAAAAATTTTCTTATTCTCAATTAAATCTTTCCATTCATCGCTATAAAAACATAGAGCCTTCTCTATCTCGCTAAATAATTCTCTAAACTCCCAGTAGGCTCTAGTACATTTCCTTACCTTAGCCATATCATATAACATTCTCAAATTAGTTCTTACAACTACTTTAGTAGTCATACAAAGAGGAAGCGCCATTCCTACATCTTCCCTAGGAATTTTATACTGCTTTTCAAGCTGACTTGTTGTAAAACTAATAGCTTCCATTAACTTTTCAAACAATGCATTAGCTTCGGGATCTTTCTCAATTGAGTGCGGCACAATATAATCAAAATTATTATAATTTATATATCTTGTTGAAGCCTGAAGATATGAAGGGTCACCACCATTATGGCGCATAAACTCTCTCATTACTCTTGCACTCCAACCATCAAGTATCATATAGATTTGAGGATACTCCATTGTTCTACCGTGTCCACTTTCAATACAATCTATTCCTCTTTTATAGTTCTTTTCAGGATTAGTTGTATCTGCTCCCCAACATATACCAGCCATTTGACCTATCATTTTAATTGGTTCATCAGTAGTCTCACTCATTATAATTACCTTACCATTTTGATTCCAACGGTTTGCTAAACTCATAGTTAAAATTCCTCCTTAGAATGTGGTTTCATTTTCAATAGTATTTTTATTCTTTTCAATCAATAGCCTTAACTCCATATCGTCAATAATTTGAGGGAGTTGAGTACCAAGTTCTATGGGTATAAAATCCCATTTGTCGATACTTATATTGAGTATTCTATTTTCATATAGACCTTCCATTTTTACGACACTACTTGGTGCCGCGATATAAGTGTTGTCTACAAATTGGAGTTGATAGATTTGTTGAGCGTCTGCAGTAATTACAATTCTACTGATTTCGTTACCAATTTTACTATCTTGGAAATCACTTATCCCCCATAAGGTTTTTATTTTATTATTATAGGGCTTTAGGGTAATGTCATTGAGAAACTCTTGAAATTGAGTACTCATTAGGTAGACAGTGCCATTGAACTGAGTAAGTACGTCTACTGTTTGCTCAAGCGTTCCATGGGAAATATCACCCATTAAAATCAAAATATCATTATCATCTTGAACGAATTGATTAACCCTCTTTATAATATATTTATTGTACCCCTCTAAACTTAGACCAAGAGGCAAAGATTGGGTACGGTCATAAAGTCTTAAGTCCCCTATTAAATATGTATTCCACATAAGTATACTACCTCCTTTTTAATTCTATTTATATTATACACTTATTTTTTAAAAAAGTCAAATAAATAATAAAAGAGGTAGAATATATCTACCTCTCTATAATGCGTTGATTTTCCTTATTTGATTTTCTTCCTTAATTCTGTTATTATTTTCGCTATTATTAAAACTATCATATTATCTTAGTCTAAAGTATCTTGCTACACTATCTTGATAACAGAATTGTAGATTATTTTCAAACCAGTAGTTCAATCCGCCCATGTTTGGGTTGTAATATCCAATGCCGCCATTAATTGGGTCTGGTTCGTTCCAAGCTTCCTTAATAATACGCATCGTATTATTCCAACCTGCACTTCCTGGAGCCATACCTGAACGATATGTTCCATAAAAATAATTAGAAATACAAGTATATTGTCCCTGCTGTGTTAAAATTCCGTAGAGAGTTTTAGGGAATGGTGAGTTGGAATTGCTCAACATATGTTTAACTCTATTGATTACTGTGTGAGCAACGTGCTTTTGAATTGTTTCGTTGCAGTAGCCAGTTTCAGAACTAACAACAGTACAGAACATATCCCACTCCTGTTGTGTTGGAGTGTAATTGATTACACTGATAAAATTACCTTTTTCTGCCGCCCCCTGCTTTGTCGTGACAGCAGCTTTCGTTGTTGTTGTTGCAACGGGTTTAGTTGTTGCAACGGATTTGGTTGTTGTTGTAAAGTTATGAGTTGTAACTTTTTTTGTTGTTGTAGTAGTTTGCGGCGCACTAGTTGTAGTGGTTGTCATAGGATTAGCGACGGTTGTGCCCGACACGAGGGGCCGCGGCTCAAAGTAATCCTTTCTATTACTTGAATCATTACTTGTTACTATCTCTTCTTTTACACTATCTGATGCCTTAAAACTTGACATACTCATTTCAACAGTAGTAGACTCTACTGTTACTGGAGTTGTAGTAGTTTCAGGTACTGAAGATGTATTATCTTCTATTTTATTTCCCTTACAACTACATAACAAAAACGTACTTAAAAGTACTACAGCACCAACTTTAATAAAATTTTTCATTTCTTTTCCTCCTTAATTTGGCAATAGCCTCTTCAAAGAGAAAATCAACGCTTTTCGGTACAGCGAAAAAATACCGATATAATTAAGTAAAGGTTTCTTGCGAAACCTCTACGAAATTAAAACTTAATTGTTTCTACTTCACTCTTGCTAAATATATCTCCTGCACAAGTTGAGTCTTTTCTTGTTCCCTTTTTCTTATGTCTCATAAATGTACACCAATAAAGAGCGTTCTCTGCTCTTGTTGCCGCAACATATGCAATTCTTCTTTCATCATAATTATACATTCTTGCGCCGACAACAATAACATTTTTATTCTCTAATCCTTTTGCAGAATGGATTGTTAAAACTTTTACTTTATTGCTTTCAAGTAAATTTGCCAATTCCTCAATATCAAGGTCTCCTTTTTTAAAGGTTATGTTAGGAATTTCTTTCTTATCAAGCATATCTTGAATTTGACCAAGTTCTTCATTAGTACGAGTTAGGATAAACCAACTCCCCCAATTCTTACTCCATTCAAGTTCACTTAATGCATCACCAATAGTCATATTCCTTTCCAATATGCCATTACGCTTTTTATATGTGTCTGGACAAGGACTTAAAGCGGTATAACTCCAAAGTAAGCTATTCGCAAAATTCTGAATATTTGGAGCACAACGATAATTAAAGTTTAAATAATACTTTTTATAATTATCATCAAGTGCCATATTACGAATATACTTATCAGAGCAACCTCGGAATTGATAAATTGCTTGACGGTCATCAGCAACGAAGAATATATTTTTAGTAGGGATTTTCTCGATAAATTGATAGTCGAGTTCGCCTAAATCTTGCGCCTCGTCAATAAGCAAATGGTCAATTTGAGGATATTTGTTTCTAGAAATTAATATTGCTTTCTCTATTATTTTATCAAACTCTTTCATTTCAATATATCTAGTAGTATCAATTCCATTCTTCAAACAAATAAAATTTGCATAAGAGTGGAGAGTACCTATAAATGTTCCTTGTCTTACATCTTCAAGTCTTTTCTTCATTTCATCAGCCGCAGTATTTGTGAATGTTATTGCAACAATCTGCATAGGGTCTTGATTTTTATTTTCGATAAGATAACGTATGCGTTCGGTTAGAGCACGTGTTTTACCGCTACCTGCCGCGGCGAGACAAAGTATTTTATCTTCACTTGCTTCTACTGCTTTCTTTTGGTAGATATCTAATTGCATTTTATTTTTCATCTCCTTTACTCTTATATATTAATTATACCAAAAAATTAAAAAGAAGTCAAATAAATGACTTCTTTTTAAGTTATATTAGATTATTCGGGGTTTTCTTCGGGTGGAGTATTTGGATTCTCTTCAGGTGGGATAAGTGGACCTTCGATATTGAAATCGTCACCTACGGTAATTGTTTTAGTAATAGTATTATATCCGCTATGGGATGCAGTTATTGTAAATGTTCTATCCCAATTTGAACCAGGTATCTCGAATTTATAATAATCAGTTTCAATTTCAACTCCAGTAGTAGCATCTTTCATTGTATATTTGAAAATAATATAATTATGATATGTACCACTTTCTTGAATAGCATTTGAAGTTCCCGATACTATGGTATTACCTTCAAGAACTAAATTTTCTTGATAAGTATTAATAGTTACCGATTCTCCTGGATATGTCTCACTATCTACAGGAACTGTAGCAAGAATATTCATATCTATCTAAGGAGTTGTAGTTGGAGTAAGTACTCCTTCTATTGTATTAAATATTGTCTCAGGAGTAGGGTCGATATTCTAAATAGAACACATACCATTTGAAGGATATTTAGAAAAATCAAATACTACTCTATTTGGTAGACTACTTTCAGTACTTACAAAATCTCCTACTGATTGCTTTAAAATATAATCTGTTGAAAGTAATGATTCTATTTGCGTTTGATTTAATGGTGTATTATTAGAATCTGTTATTCCAGGAGTCCATTCTTTTTTCCAACGTAATTCATGATTAGATATTATAGGTTTATAATCTACATCAATACGTTTTAAATTTGATATAGAATATTGACAATCATTACTTTGTTTTAAATCAATTTTTACATAAACAGTATGAACAAGGGTTGTAAATCCATAAAATTTATATTGAGTATTATCTAAAAAACGACCTTCATTTAAAGTCTAATCTCCAAGCTATTTAGAGAATAAATCAATTTTATAAGGATACTCCGTTACTGTTCTTGCATAAGCCAATTTATTTTCAAGTTCACTACAACTAAATTCATATAACTCACTTCCAACATGCATTTGAACAGGGAGAATACTTCCGCCATAGCCTCTTTTACTGTAAGAATTTCCTTTCATTATTAATGGGAGATAATCAGTATCAAGAGTATTAATATCGCCTTTTAAATACTTAACCATTGCCAAATTTAAACTAAATTCTTCTTGAGGTGTTATTGCTGGTACTATAGTAAAATGTTGAGCATCTTCCTCTTCCCATACACTAGCTTGCTGTGCCGTACTTCTTACTGGCCATCCATATGCATATAAAGGAGCGAAAGGACTTATGTGTTTTGGTGTACCAAATTCATTAAAATAATAACTATATGGCTAATTTTTTTGATAATTAATAAAATGATTAGTTTCTTCAGTTACTGAGCATGTTCCATCGGTATACTCATTTGGTAAATTTGTAATAAAAACAGTATTATCTGCCGTTGGTTTAGCAAAGTTTTCTCCAGTATAATGTGTTTTTAATTGAGGACCAAATGTAATTCCAACATTAGTAATTTTAATTATCATCTCTGTATTATTACTATTATTCTAAAAATATTGTGCATTTGTATAAATTTTATGCCATCTTCCATAACTTTCACTACCTATGCTATATTTTCCATCTATTTTGTTTACATAAAATTCTCCACGCCAAAAACCATATGAATCTTGTAGTGCATTTTCAAATAAACTATATTCAAAAGGATAACAGCGATTTTCTGAAGAACTCCACGGAATTTCAAGAATTGCTCCATAGATATATCTTTCTAATCCATTAGAAAAACGTGGTTTGTCTTTAGTTTCATGATCGTCAAATTCACTTGGATTGGCTGCCATTGCTCCATTATCTATAACTATCATTTCAAAAGGAGTGCCTTTATATGTCCAATTTACGTGAGGACTAACATTAGAATTTATAAAATAAGAACCAGTAGTCTTATCTCTTCTAGGTGTAGCATGGTCTATATCGGTTAATACTGTAGGTCCAAAACTTCCTCTAAAATGAGTACTAGGTATATTTTCCTAATAACCTCCAGTATTTCCACTCGTTCCAGTTAAATATCCATCATACTCATAGACTAAATAGCTATTTTTAGGATTAGAATCTCCTGGCACTATATCTGATTTAGCAATCTATAATACAGGTGTTCCATCTTTTAATGTTGCAGTATAAACATTTTTTAATTCGTCAGATTTACTCTGTACTGTACCGCCTTCTGCTTTCTAAAGCAATAGAGCGTGACTAAATAAATGAAGTTTAACCTTTCTATTTGTACGATCTATTTCATTAACTAATTTATCTGTCATTAAATCAAGAATCGCCCTATCTTCTCCATGCTATGTGAGAACTAGTCTACCATCTTCCTAATGGTTATATGTATCATATTTATTTCCTGTCTTACCTTTTCCATATTTAACAATTTGATTATTTCCAGCTTCATCAGTTGCACAACCTAAAACATTATAAAAATTAAAAGGAATTGTATATGATACAGGTTGAAATTCTGGAATAAGAGGTAAAAATTTAAAATTTCCATCGCTTGGTGTTTCTCCTCGAATACGTTTGCTAACATCAGAACCACTACCATTTAATGCTCCAGGATGGTCTAACATATATCTCATCTAAAATAAACTTGGAGAAATAGGTCTTAAATTATAATTATGAATTTCCAAATTATAATCTGATATACCTTCAAATATTGATCTGTCGCTAGTTAACTCTCCTAAATAAAAACCAGTTGCAGAGGTAAAAGAAGTATCTCCTGATGTTCCCATAGCACAATCTGATTTAGTTATTGTTTTTTCCCACTAATATCTGCCATTAACTTTATTAATAGTATAATTTTCTTGATAATAAGTTTTTTGATGCACATTTGATAAAGCCTTACCTATTGCATCTTCTATTCTTATAGTTAATGAATTACTATCTATAAATGTTGGAACTCCTCTTAGTGCCGCAATATAAGCTTTCTAATGAGTTGAACTTCCCTAATCAGAATCTTTATATCCAAAATACCAATAAAATCTTAAATCTTCTTGGTCATCATTCAAATGGAACAGTAATACATCTTTATCTCCAGTAATTTCACTAATAATAGGCTATACCTAACCATCTTCATTATAAAACCAATGAAACTGTTCTTCTTCTGAATCTTTTGTAAATTCATATAATCCAAGATAAAGTTCTTTTCTATAATAATTCTAATAATAATTATTATATCTAATTACAGGAAGAATTAATAAATCATCATTAGAATAAATATCTTTAAGATAACTTAATCTATCAAAAATAAGTTCTTCCCATTTTTCTTGTTCTTCTCTATTATTCCAGTTAATTGTAGAGTTTACAATGTATCCATCTTCGATAATGTCAAAATTATCATATTTAACATCATCATAATCTTTACTATTAGGAAGAACTACTACTCCCATTCTTGTACCCAATCCATTAACAAAATGCTTTACAAGTAATGAAAGAACCTATCCTATAACCCAAAAGTTTCTATCTAAATCTTCTACTTCAACACGTCTTGCATACTAAGGCATTAATAATCTTATATAATTATTAAAAACATTAGTAAAATCAATTTTCTTGCCATTTTCAAGAACAGAGTCGATTGGGTCAGTTCTTACTTCTAAATATTTTTGATTACTCTAATTTTTTTCTGGCTTAACTGGATTAATAGAATTATTTGTTTCACGAGGAAGAGTTTCTCCATTATCATCAAAGTTAAGACCAGCATTAGCTTTTTTTAATATATTCGCTAATTCTTCACTTAGTGACATTATTCCTCACCACCTATTTCTTCTTCTTCACTTCCACTAGGCGCACCTGGATCAACAGCCTCTCCTTCAGTTTCAGTCTCTTCTTCAATCTTCTCTGGTTCAACAGGATTGAATCTTAACCAGATACTCTTCAGTGCATCAAATCCATTCATTGAAGCAAAAGCAGTTACTAAGCCAATCACTGCGCCTACTCCAAGTGCTTCAAGTACACTACTGAAGTAAACAAGAGCAGTTGAAATAGAAAGCACTAAACCTACAATAAGTGTTACTAACTAAGTAGGAATTTTCTTAGGTAAAATCTTCTTTAAAACTTCAACGATAATTGTAGTTATCGCAGCGAGAGCACCTAAATCTGTAAGTGTGATTCCAGTACCTAAACCTAAAATTTTTTCAATCATTACCTTCACTCTCCTTTATAAATATAATTCTTTCATCAGTAGGTGAATAAACATTGTCTAGCCAATCTTTGTCCTCCTAAATGTTTTCGTCTTTAAATAAATGAAGTGGTGTTGTAAAATGATAACGCAGAGGTAGACGAAATGGTATACATTCTGGCTTAACCTATTCTGGAGTACAACTTAAATATAAATAAGTTGAATATAAGTTTTCTAGCGCCGCCCTATCAATGACACCACTTTCATCAGGCTTATTCTACATTATATCTTCATCATTAAAACTAATATAACGCTCAACGTTCATTCTACTCCACCTACCTTGATGGTAACTAGTCTCCATAATATTTGTGAGCACCATCACTATCCATAAAGTAAATTACATCAGTTGTTTCATCAACTTGACTTGTATTACTTACGGTAACTAACAAATGCTCACTTAGAACGCCGCAAGAGGGATATTGCTTTTGCTCTGCCATATTAATTCACCTCTCTTATCTCAAATTTTAAGTCTTGGATATAGGACTTAAATTCTTTATCTTTACATACCTCTTTAAAATTAGTATATTTATTGTTTAATTTACACTAATAAAATAAGGTATATTTATCATCTATATATTGAAATTGAAAACCTTTTATATAATAATCTTCAATTCCTATTTCTTCTCCATTACTAACCCAATCTGACCATTGACCACGAGTAAATACTCGATATTTTAATTTACCTACATTAACCTTAACTTTAACTTTTTCTATAAAGCCTTCTCCTTCATTCCATTTTCCATTACGATAAAGGTCAACAGTAACTTTAGGTTTTATTTTTAATTCCTCATCAACAAAATCCCAAGCATCTATTTTATGGACTGTTATATTTTTTATTTGTCCTATAAAATCAGAAGCATCAAAATTTAAGAAGATTTGGTCACTATTAAGTTTATATTTGTTTAATAAATAATTGATAAACTTAGAACCTAAATTAAAACTCGCAGTGCCGCACAGCACAACCGATATAAACTTTTCTAATGGAGTATTTTGCCATATATTAAATCTATCTACCACAAAAGTAGATTTAGGCATTTCTTCATTTTTCATGCGGCGGCACAGAAACTCACCGAAAGAAGTGAAAGAGGTTAATTTAAAAGTATTAAATAAAAATACTTTTATTTTAGTTGGTCTCTCTTCCTTTTGAAGAGGACGATAAAATTGCTTAATTTCAATACCGTCCTCTTTTAAGGTTGAATTAGGTGAGAGAATCATTTGGCGTAAACGCCGTCCTTTGAACTTAAGATTATATAACCTGAAGATATTTCTCCCCAAACCTCTCCGCCGATTACATTAATTCTACGACGAATCTCAACTTGTGTACCTTGCTTAAGGATTGCATAAACTTGACCTTTAATAATATTTTGCTTGTCTTGTTTAGTTACCTGTTTGTAGGTTAATACGTGCTCCCAGAAGCCAGGATACTGGCGAATATAGAGGTCTTGTTGAAGAGTTACTATATCTTTCTTAGGTTCTTCAGGTTTAATTTCTTTTTTAACTTCTTTCTTAGGTTCAACTTTTGTTTCAACTTTTGGTTCTGGTTTAGCCGCGGGAGACTCTTGTGGAGTCTCCTTTGATGTTTCTTTTATTGTAAATTTTGGTTTTGGCTTTTCACCTGTTTCTAAATTAAATACACTTTCTGACATTTATTTGTCCTCCTTTATTATACTGGTGTTGGGTATGAATTGTTATCGAGATTTGGAAGTTGAGAAATTTCTTTAATTAATTTTAAATCTTCGAAAGTAAATTCTACTATTTCTTTTTGTTGACTTGAATTTTCTTTTAAACTTTCAAAGATAATGTTTTGTTGATTTATAGTAATTTTTCCGATACCTAAACCTGTTACGGAAGTATCTTTTAAAGTAATTATTTGTGAACCATCATAATCTATCTCTAAAGCATTTGAACGATTATTATCGGCAGTACCGTTACCTAATATTAAAAGTTTATCAATTGAATTATTATAACATCCTAAATTGAGAGTAAGTTTATCTGCATTCACAATATAATTATTGGTAGTTGTTAATCCTTCTCCAATATTAAATAAATAAGCACGATTTGTACTATTTCCACTACCAATATTATATGAATCTGGACCACTTGTTAAAGTGTTAGAATATCCAATACAAAATACTCTATTACCCATTATTGTATTGCTATTTCCTATGTTATATAAATAGCTACCGCCAAAAGAGTTTGAATCTCCAATACTTAATATATTTGAACCAGTCGCATTGTTTTGACTACCATGACACATTATCTAAAAACCAGTTATAGTATTACTACTTCCATTAATATTAATATACTAACCACTAATATTATTTCCTACTCCATTTGCACTTGTATAGGCAGCACTTATAATCTGATTATCTCCAAAAATATTACAAGATTTTAATCCGCCTCTTGCTTCAATATTTACACCTGAAATTAAACAGTTATAAGCATCAAAAGGTCCAAACTCGTATGTCTATTCATTCCACTAACTATTTGAGTAGTAATATTTATTTTCAAGACTATAATTAGTAGAATTGCATATCTATAATATATCATAATCCTAAAAAGAACTTATAGTAGCATTATATTCTACCGAAGTTATAATAGAAAAATCATGCTAAGTTGAACCTTCTGATATACTAGTAATTGTAGTGCCAAGATATGTAGAATCAGAGGGTGGATAATCTGAGATATTCCAAGTATAACTACCTTCTCTATAAAAGTATTTTGTGTTTATAATATAATAAATTGTATCCTCATCTTTTGTGTAACTATTATATTCATTATATATTAAGTATCCATTAAATACTCCGCCATAACTACGCTATTCAGTAGTATATCCAGTCATTAAAGATATAGGAGAAGTTGTTATATCTGTAGTTATACCAATTTTTTTATTAAAATGACCAATTCTAATTTTTTGTCCTTGAATAATAGACTAATATGCTCCATTTGCCTCAATACTATTAGGCTATACTGGATATTCATATGCTTGATATCCAGCAATAATAGAAGCCTATACATTTTCAGTTTTTGAGTAAGAACCAATTATCAATGACTAAGGGGCATATTCTGCTTTATTTCGAATTCCACAAACAAGAGTATGATTACCCTTAATATCATTTACTTCTCCTCCAATAATACTACAATCTGAATTAGTAATATTATGCAATCCTGTGACAAGAGTGTTGTAAGATCCATCAAGATTATGATTTTCACCAAATACTGCGCCTCTTCCACAGGAGGATACTGTATTATTATATCCAACAACAATGCAACCACTCGCCCATGTTACATTATTATATCCTCCAAACACATAAGCTCCACCAGAATATGCACCATTATGATTACTTGCAGTATGATTATTTGTACCAACGATTAAACTAAAGTCATCACTGTCAGATATATTCTCACGACCTATAATCGCACTTCTACTCGTTCCTCTAATCTGATTGCCTTTTCCTACAATCATTGTACCCAAAGGCGTATACCAATCCGTAGCAGACATCTAATTAGTTTCTCCAAAAATTGCGCAACCATCTGCATTATTTATCTAATTTGATTGACCTGAAATTATACTCCAATATCCGCCAGTAATTTTATTGCCAGAACCTGTAACAAGATGAGAATCTCCATTTTGTACAATATTATATCTACCAAGTACACTTTGGTAACCTCCACATAATATTTGATTAGACCAACCATTAATAAAATTATATTCTGGTTTTGTACTAAAAAACCCAGGTCTAACATACTAGTCACCATCTAGTACATACCTCAATTCTTTATTATTGCTTCCGACAATAGTGGAATATTCTCCTTCACTTATATTTCTAGAGTGCATATTCGTATCTTTATAACTATTAAAAATTTCGCTATTCTCTCCACCAATAGTCTCCAGTGTCTATCCATCAAGAGTAATAGTATGCTATTTATTAGTAACATCTTCTCCTACACCGCCAAATGTGTAGCCTTTATATAAAATCTAATTCATAAAATACTTTCACCTCCAAGTATTCTGTCTATAAAAAAGTATTTTACTACTAAAAAATCTCTAATAAATACCTTGTGCCGCACTGCAAAAATTTACTAAATCTTCCTCTAAAACTTTCATAGCGCGGCACAAATTATTTATTTAAAAAATCTAAACATATATCTTAAATGATATTCATTACACATAGAGTCAAAATGTTCTACTACTTCATATGCCTCACTTTCAAATACTGCTTCTGCTAACTTAACACAAGCCGCATTATTTATAGTATCCATATAGTATTTATCATTACGACATCTTCTTGGTACTACAACTTCAGTAGCAAAAGCGAGCGATTTCATTGGAATCTGTTTAACAAACTGGGTATTATTCTTTTCATATTCTTCAAGTAAAGCAGTTTTCTTATTCAACTCTTTTGTTTTCATATCAAGTTCTTCTTTTAAACATATATTCTCTTTTATAGCATCATTTAATTTTCCCGTTTCGGCATTTAAAACTGAACGATAACTTTTATCTAAATCCTCATATCTACTCATATAAATTTCTTTTTCTGCTGATGCTTTTGATAAAGCGATACCTAGTATAATTAAAACAACAGCCAAAAGAACAAAAGCAATTATAGTTCCCATTATAAATCCTCCTTTAATTAATACAATCTCTCAAAACTCTTTCATAAACATTATTATCATAATCTTTAAATCTATCCCAAGCAATTAATTTTCTTCCATTCATTTCAACTAATCCATTATAATCATAATAATTACCTTTATAACAATAGATAAAATGACCGTCAATTACATCATAGTAAATACTACCACCATTAAATCTTGCTTCTAATATCTTTGCAAAATAGAAGCAATTACCAGTAGTCCAATTACAATCAATTTTAAATCTTGACTTAATAAAATTCAAAACTTCATTCATTAAAAACCCCACCTATAATTCCAATTTTTATTTACCTCATTTAAGGTTTTTAAACTATTATTACAAAAATAAGCATCATCAAATCCTTTATCTGACCAATACTTCTCTGCTTCACTTTCTGCTAAGGCATTAACTTCTTTTATAATCCCAGTAGGTTTAGTTACTATAAAATCCCACCCTTCTGAGCCATCATATTCCCAACGTATCATTATAAAATCTTTACCAACTAATTTTATATCTTTTGCAACATCTTGAGAACCATATCCATTATCATAAACAAAATGACTTATTCTTGCAAAGTTATCTTTAGAGATTTCAAAATCATCTCCACCAATCCACTCTACATCATCAAAAGTCTTACCGTTTTCCTTCAATACTGCTATTGTTTCTTCCCAAAAAGCCATTTTAAAATCTCCTTTCAATTTACGTTGTGCCGCCCTTCAAACATCTCTGATATATCCATGACATATGGAGCGCGGCTCTTTGTGCTTTTCATTTTTATTCTAAATTAATTATATAAAAAAATTTTTAAAAAGTCAAATAAATAAAGAGCCACCAATAAATTGATGACTCTCCTTCTATATTCTAAATCAAACTAATCCTAAAAAGTAATTGAGGGGTATTACAATTGAGCCAGATAGAATTAATTTAATTTATTAACTATTAAACCTATTTAGCATCATTTAATGAAATCCAACCATTTGAAGTAACTCTTCCGTACTGAACTCCATCTACTGTCTTTCTACCTAGAACTTGATAAGTTTGTCCTGCTTTCGCTTCTCCTTCGAACTCTACGATAGGAGTATCTTTTGTTACTTTATACATTAACTTAGTTGGTTCTGGTGTAGGTGTTGGTGCAGGATAACCATTCTTACCTTTTGCTTTAATCTATGTAGGATAATCTACATAGCAGTAATCATGGTCAACGTTTCCATTAATTCCATTATATCTCATTGTAGAACTATTCTGCCATACACCATACTGATCAGAGTAG